CATTGTGCCAGGTGGGCTCTCCGATTGGCTGATAGAGCAGCACCACATCGGATTCGAAGAAAGCCCGCACCCGCTGCTCGGCGTCGATCCCCGCGTCGTTGGTATCGACGTGGACTCGCACCGGCAGCCCAAGGTCTCGTGCCGTGCGGAATGGCACAAAAACTCTGTAATAATAGGAGGCGTGTGAGTTATGCGGTACATATGTGTATATAGTGAGGGGGTCGGCCATCACTTCCCCTTGCCGAAGTTCACTTTCTTCGTACTATCCGTCTTCGCGCTAGCCGTGCCGGCCCCCAAAGCTCCATGCATATTCTCCAGGGTTTCCTTCATCGCCGGGTCCATCCCGGTATAGTCCACAACCGCCCGATTTATCGTCAACCCCTTGGGGCTCGGGCGCGGCGAGAACATCTTCTTGAGTTGCCCGATCCAGTCCATTTACATTTTCCCCCGGCCCTTGCTGACCACGATGCCGGGGCTATTGAGCGATTTGTGGTTTCCCCGGCCCTTGGTGCGGGACGCATTGGCGGGGTAGACGGAAGCCTCGGCGTCCTGACCGGGCTCGGACTGCTTGATCCCCGGACGACTGCCCAGGGGCTGGGCGTTGTTGCCGTGCAGCGTGACCCGAGATTTGACTGAGCCGCGCTTGGAGAAGCTTGAGCGTGCCATGCTATCCCTCCTGAAATTCCCCGCTGGGGCTTTTGGGTTTCTTGGTGGCGAGCTTACGCTTGGGCGGATGCTGGCTCCGTCCCTCTGCGAGTTCTTCCTGCTTTCGTTCGGGCCGCTTCTTGATCTTGGGTCTCACACAATCACCTTGCCATCCTGGAAAGTGACTTGGTTCGGAAGCGATTCTTTCCTGCGGTCGTAGGTGCAGCATTCAAGATGCTGATCCAGAAAAGCGTAGAATCTGCGCCTCTCTCTCAGAAAGTCAGGATCCAGCACGCAGGCCAGATCGAGAATCGGACCTTGAAGTGAGGCCACCCGCTTCCATTCCGAGCCGCGATAGAGCTGGCCCTTGTCGATGCCGCGAAGTTCTTTCAGAGCCTCGTAGCGATCCTCGAACTCGGGCCTTGCCGCCATGTTGGTGGCGACCAGATCCAGGCCCTTCTCGACATAGAAGCTCATCGACTCGAGGCCCCCGGCATCCCCGGAAATGGATTGGCCCCGGACGTGGGGTTGCCCGATTTGCGGCTTGGGGTGTTGAACAGCGGCCGGGTATCGGCCTGAGGGTCGGGGCAAGGCTCTGAGGTGTCCTTGCCCGGAGTCCCCGCGGTGTCGCTCTTGAACAGATCCTCCCTTGGGAAGGTGCTGCCGATTTGGGTCGGGAATGGCTTCTGGTTGGTCAGGATGCTGGCCTCGCCGTGGTTGTCCACGATCTGGTTGGGATCCCAGCCCTGAGCCTTGCTGATGATCTGCAGCGATCTTGAAGTGTTGTTGGCTCTTCCCATGAACGCCCCCGTCAGGCGGAACGGCCCCGAAAGCGAGCCGCCCCGCCCTCGGAATTACGTGACCAGACCCGACGCGCCGGTGACGTTGGTGAACGCCCCCCACGCGGAAGGATGGGTCATCTCCAGCGTGAGCTCCATCAGTACGATGCCGCGGGTGTTATCGCCCTGCTTGCCCATTTCCTTATGCTGCGGAGGCCGATAGAAAGCGAGCTTCGCCATCGAGCGATCCCCGAGGAAGTAGGCATAACCAGATGCCGAGGCCCCACCCATCGGGATGAACCGATCGGTGATGACCGCGAACAGCTGATTGAAGGGCGACTCGAACACATCGATGTTGGCAACCAGCCGCTGGTCGGTCGCCGCGATGTTGCGGACGTTGATGGCAGATCCCAACGTCGCATTGATGAACTGCAGCTTGGTCGAAGGCGCGAACCACAGCGAGTCCGGCTCGGCCCCGTTGGTGAACATGGTCTGCGCCAGCGACACCATGTCTCCGGTGATGAACCCGGTCGCCGCGGAAGCGGAAACCAGGGTGATCTGAAACGGCGTGGCGTTGAACCCACCGCGGATCCCCGCCATCAACGGCGAGGCGGACACCGCCGAGATTTCCGAGGCGGTGGCAGAGGCGGTGGCGTTGTTGCGGAAGATGGTCCATTCGCAGTTACGCGCGATGTTCTTGAATTCCTTCATGATCTGGTGCTCGTACATGTCGCGGATGCCAGCCGGATTGGCCTGGCGCTCGCGATCCGAGACCACCACATCGCGCCGGAAGATCTGCGTGCCGTTGAAAAGCCGAATCGGCGGCAGGATAACATCGCCGCTGAAGTCGCCACCGTCTGGCGCTCCGCCCGAAGTGATGCCGGCCCCGGTCAACAGGGTGTCGATCGGCCACGAGTGAACTACGTCGCGGGCGCGAATCTTCGGAGCTCCGGAGAAAAACGGAGTCTGGAAGCTGTCGAGAATCGTCACGACATCGGTCAAATCCTCGTGATGGATGGCTGAGTCCGAGGGGAAAAACCCGATGTCGAACGTGGACAGCAGATTGGTGGGGATCGTATATGACGCTGGCATTGGCTCCCTCCTTGGAGCGCTAGGCTTAGCGGGCTAGAAAGTCGTCCGAAATGATTCCTTTGAGCCTGGCCTTGGCGTAGGCCCGGGGATCTCCGGTCTTCTGGTAGAGCTCCCAGCCCTTGGCGGTCAGATCGTCAGTGGTGGATGGATTGGCCTGTCCGTCACTCTGGCGTCCCGCAGGGATTGCAGCTTCCTTGCGGATTGTGCCATTGGTAGGCGCGGGCTCGCCCTTGCGAGTCTGGCCGAACTTCAGATAGGCATACTCCATCGCGCCGGTCGGATCTGAAGCGAACAGCCTCTGGTAGCGCTGCGAAAGCTCCGGATCTGAATTAACGAACTGGGCCACATCGTTCTCGTACTTGTTGTAGTCCTGATACTGAGAGAGCAGGTTATTGCGGGCCTGGAAACCCTGAGCGAGCGGGGCGAAGGCGCGTTCAATCGCCTGACCCACATACTGACCCAACGCATCGGTCGGAACGCCCATTTCAAACAGCCGCTCTTCAGGCGTCTGCTCGCGGACGAATCGGCCTTGATTGTCGCGTTGCGGCACCGGCTGGCGGATCTGTTGTTCGAACTGATCGGCCCTGACCTTTTGCCGCTTGGCTTCCTCTCCCGAGGCGCGGTATGCCTTCACCAGTTCTTCGGTGCTGGGGTATCCGGCCAGATCGGGCACGACTCCCTGTCCCTCTTCCATCGCAAGGTTCCTTCCTTACGGGTTCGCCGCAGGTGAGGCCGCGCTGAGTTCGTCAACGCGGCGGTTGTGTTCAAATACTGAAATTTCGTTGTCCCAGGCGACCGCCATCCATTCACAGTCTCGGATCATGGCGCGCAGGATGTCGTCCTCCGCGTTGAAGTCGGTGCCTTTGAAATCTTCGGTTCTCTCGCCCCGGGTGAGCGCTAGAGCTTTGAGCGCTAACTTCGCACGGTTCATCACCGCAGGCTTGATGACATGATTCCACCCGTCCGTGCTGAGCACAAGGCGAATTTTGTCGATCTGCTCTTCCGATAGCATCAGCCCTCCTGGCTCATGGGCGGCATCGGGGACGCCTGAGCGTTGTTGCCGAGCAATTGGAGCAGTTCGGGTGAGAGATTGGGGAGTTCTGAGCTGGAAGCTGCCCCGGCCACCGCCAGCGGGTTTACGCCATTCTCCTGAGCCACCTGATTGATCGCGGGGATCTGAGAGACCAGCAGCTCATTGACGTTCTTCATGTCGAACAGGTCGAAGACCTGCCGTGCCCAGTTGGCCCAGTTCATGATCTGCGCCAGCGCCGGATTGGACGACATGATCTGGGTCAGTTGCATGATATTTTGCTGCCGGACTGAACGACCCAGAGCCTGGGAGGCTCCCACCGCCCGCGCCCGATAGTCGGGGGCCAGATCGTCTTCCATGATTGTGATGCGTTCGGCCGGATAAGGCAGGCCGGTAATCTGATTGATCGATCCCAAGCTTCCTAGGATCGATCGCTCGTGCGGAGTCGAAAGCAGCAGGCGATCGAGATCTCTGAACCCATTGGCGAGCGGCTCGACGAATTGCTCTTCCAGGATGCGAGCCTCGAATGAGAGGCGGGTCATCACGTTTTCCTGCCGACCCAGGAACCCTCGCGCGGTCTCGCGGTCATTCTGCTGCAGCCCCATGATGATGTCGTTGATCCCGGCCCCCAGCTGCATGAATTGCCACAGCTGGCCAAGTTCGGTGTAGGCGGCTTGAAGTCCCTGCATATTGGGCTGCAGTGCCCGAATGCTCGTATCGTCCGCGGGGCCGTCAACCAGAATCATCTTGCCCGCCCGGGTGAAGAGATTCTGGGTGTTGATCCCAGCCTTGTCGGAGACGATGTACATCGGGTCGATTAGCAGATCCAGAGCGTCGAGCTTCTGGTTCGCGATCCGATTCACCGTCTGCTGAGGCCCGTAGGCGACTTCGGCCTTGCCGACTCCATCGAAGCTGTAGGGGTCGGGCATCGGAGCGTAGCTGTAGAACGGCTTGACTCCCGGCAGCAGGCTGGGCCGGTTCTTCAGCACCACCCGGCCGTTTCCGATCGCGATACAGCGGTGGCGGATCCCATCCGGGGCGAATTCGATCGGCACGTTGCCGTGCATCTCCCAGACTTCCACCGGCTTGGCGAATTGTTCCCGCTGGCGGGCCATGTAGTCGTATTCGTTCCGGAAAACGACTCGCCGGTTGATGAATTCGCTCTGGGCCATGCCCTGAAGCGGGTAGTCCCGCAGCAGTCGGACCGCGGGTGGATCGAAGTAGGGGTTGTCATCCCGCGCGTCTTCCAGCATGTCGTCGAGGTCCAGCCAGTAGCGGTCGATCACCCAATCCATGTCTTCAATGTGCTGCTTGCCGGGCTGCTGCCAGAAGTCCAACCGATCTTTGGTCTTCCAGACCGGGCCATCGAACAGCACCGTGTCTTTCTCATGAACCACCGGAACCGAGAGGCCGGGCGCAATCGATTCCATGCGGGTCTGGCGGGACTTTCGGACCTGATGCTTCCAGCCCATTCTCGCCACGCCGGTCCCACAGATGTCGGCCTGCAGCATGAAGTCAATCGCTTCGATCAGCGAGTTACAATCCTTCATCTGCGCGGACACCAAGATCGTGCTCTTCTTGGCTCGGGCAGCATCTTCGGGGGCGTAACCTTCGAAGTCCACGATCGGCCACTGGCCGAAGGTGGTCTGGACCTTGCGGGCCACATCCGACTGGATCATCGCGAAGGTGAAGGGGATGGTGACGTTGTTGCGAAACTGGGCGAGCCGTCCCTGCCAGTAGCCGCGGTAGGCGTTGTACCAGTTTTGCAGGCGGGAGAAGACCCCGCTGTTGTAGCGCAGCGAGTGCTGGCGCCTGGAGTCCACCAGCTCAACGAAACGAGCGGAGGAAGGCAAATTCCGACGCGCCAGCCCTCCGGTCGGAATTCCTGACTTCAGATCCATGCCCGTGGCCATCCGTGGCCCCTCCGCCCTACACGCTAACTAGCTTTGCCGCCTCGATCGCTGCCTTGAGCTTCCTGATCAGCTTGGGCCGCTCCAGAGCGATTGGCGGCAAGACGTTTCTGGCATCCGTGATGGTCTTGACGTTGATCTCTTCGGTCGGAGCGTCGTCGTGGAGCATATAGAACTCTTCCTCGGTGGCATAGCGAATTGCTCCAGCGCCTTCACCCAGCAATTCCACGTAGATGTCCCAGTAAAAGTGGTAGGCCCCGGGATAGGCGAACCACCCCAAGATCTCGATCCACTTGGCCGTGACCCACGGGAAATCCATCCGGTTGGAACCCCGAAGCTTGGGGGCCATCACACCAATCTCGCCCGGGAAATCCCTTGTAGTCTTCAAAATCCACTCATCCCAGCCCTGAGTTTCGAAAGTCGAGTCGTCGGTCGCCGCGCCGTAGGCCTCATAGCCCGGGTGGGCCTCAACCAGCTTATTGAGCGAGGCCACCGGACCGATCCTTGGTCCGATCATGACTTTCACTCCCAGGGCGTGCTCGGCGTAGAGATCGGCCTGATCATCATCCACGTAGACCGCCAGATCAGCCTTGGTGCTGGTCCAGAGCAGCGAGGCTATCATTCGATCCAGAGCGACGTTCCGATCCCGGGTGGCGCAGACTACGAGGACGCGACCGTTAGCCATTTATCCCTCCACTCCGGCCAGAGTTTTCGCAGGCTCAATTCGGTTTCGTTCAACTGATTGTCCCCCAGCCCCGACCAGATCACCTTGGCAAACTCTCCGATCGGATCATGGACTCTCACGCACGGGGCATGGAGCACCGAGGCCAATGCACAGACGCTGGAGCCCGTCCCGATCACCAGCTTCGAGCCCTGAATCAACCGTGCGAGCTCAAGGAAGTCCCCGCCGTCTTCGAATTCATCCCAGGTGGGATAAAGGGCTCGAGCCTCCCGCCGCTCTGGAACGGTGCCGACGAAGACGCGCTTCTCGGGCAGATCGTTCTGGATGTCATGGAGAAATCGCCAGAAGCTCGGAACCCCCGAATGATGGCTCGCGAAAGTCCCGTGCAGCACCACCCGATCTTCCTGTTTGACCGGCCCCACAAATAGGGATGGGTCGTGGGCGATCCGATCAGCGTCGATGTTGAGCGGGACGTTCTTCAGGGTTTCGAGCGTGATCTGGCGGGAAGGAAAGGCCTTGAAGCCGAGATGGTAAATTTCGTGGTCGATGTGGTCCGAGGTCTTGAGCCCGAAGTCGAATGGTTGGCCGCCCATGTGATAACTGGTAATGCCGGACTTGAGCTCCACCTTCTCGACGCACGGCTGAGCCTCGAACAGCGGAACCAGCGGCTTCAGCGTTTTCTCATCCAGCCACAACGTGCAGCGAGCTTCCTGCTCGCGGCAGTAGTGATAGGCCACCGGCCATTGAAGCAGCGCGTCACCAATCTTGCCGGGCAGGGTGAAGACAAGGCTCATTCGATCCTCACGTAGAGGTCGTTGGGGCTTTCATGGGCGTGAAGACGATACCCGCGTTCCCGATAAATCCTTGCGGGAAAACCCCATCGATCAGGTCCTTCTCCGCCATCACACCACCAGCTCGATGTTGGGGAGCGGGTACAACATCGCCGTGCCGGTGGCCCGCAGTTTCGCTTCGCGGTCATTGAACTCGTCGTGGAATGCCCAGGGCAGAATCAGCACCATGCTCGGCTTCGCTTCTCGAAGTTTCTCTTCCGGAACGATCGGAAGCCAGCTCCCCGCCATCCTGAGGCCGAACTTGACGTGGTTTCGATCCGCCACGGCTTCGAATCGATCCGCGCGATCAAGATACTGGAGCAATACGGTGCCCTTGGTGCTGGCGCCGTAACACCACAACTTGTCCGGATAGAGATCCAGGATCGCGTTCATGCGCGCCTTCCAGCGATTGATGCGCTCGGCGAAAGCCTGCGCGGCGGTCGGCGTGATGCGATCGATTCCGGAAAGGTCGGTCTTCTGGGACTTGCCGCCCTTGATCCGCTGGGCGGTCAAGCGGACGCTGTGGCCGTTCACCGAGTTGTGGGAGATCCCGATGATCTCAAGCCCATGGTCGCGGTACATCTTGTCCAGCACTGGAACGTCGTAGTAGCACAGGTGCTCGTGACAGATCGAGTCGAAGGCGTTTTGCTTCATCATCGCCGGGGAGTCGTTCAACTGGTTGATCCAGACCCCCCTCGGATGAAGGCTCGCCACGATGTCGTCTAGGAACTTACCCGGATCATCCAGATCGTAGAACATCGCCGCCGAGGTGATGATGTCGCAGGAGCCCTTGATCTTGCCGGTGGCCTTGAAGTAGTCGGTGATGACCAGATCCGAATGCTCTTCCAGCAGATGCTTCATGTTCTCCGCCGGCTCGACTGCAACGCGCTGAAACTCCGGCGGCACCCTCGAGAGCAGGTATCCGTCGTTGGCGCCGATGTCGAGCCAGACCCCGCCCTGGTGCCTGGTCAGGCCGTCCAGTACCAGATCGTTCAGGGCGTCACGCATGGTCTGGTTGACCGATGAGCGATACCAGAACTCGCGGTAGAGCAGGTCGGGATTGGTGGTCTCATCCAGTTGGAGCAGCCCACAACTGGAACACTGGACCATGGACAGATTGACTCTCGGCAGGGTTTCATCCACCTCGGCGACGAATCTCGGAAGGTACTGATTCCCAAGATCCAGCACCGGCTTCATGCCGAGTTTGCCGCAGGCGCGACAGGTGACGCGGTGTTTTGAAACTTCCATTACCGGATTGGTGGCCGGGGAACTTCCGCCGTCCATTGGCTGTCCTCCGAATCGTCGAATTCCCTGGGATCCAGCCCCTCGAGTTCGAACGGTGTTGCTCCGCGCTCGTAGGGCGCTCGTTGTGGGCGGCCCCTCTGAGTCATCATCTGGCGCCGCATTGGCTGATACAATTCGGGCTGGAAAGCATCAGAATGTGCATCAGCCCAGTCGATTTTGAGCTTCTGATTGACCATGTATTGGCCAATCCGGGCCATCTGCTCCATCAGCCGATCGACGCCGGGGGCATTGTCCACCACCTTAACGTGCCCGTCCACCCAAAAAGAAGCCGCCGCCACCAATCGGCTGGTCTTCTTGACCCCGCCGCGGGAGAACTCGTAGAACATCGGCATCGACTCGCCAGCGTCGTGGAAGTAGTTCTGGAGCGCCATTTTCCAAGCTTCTTTCAAGCTCGGGATGATTTCTCCCGTCAGAGCGAAGATCTTCCGCCCCTGCCTGCGATAGCGCTGGACGATCATCACCAATTGCCGGGCGAAATCCTCCCCCCGCCAGTTCGGAGAACCGTAACCCTCGATGACGTAGACATCCCCGGAGCCGTTTCTGGGGTAGCCGTGGACGATCGCAACGGTTTCGTCCTTCCCGACCCGCTTGGAGCCATCATCCAGGGCCATATCGGTGGTGATCGCGAATCTCAGAGATCCCCACGGGACATCCTGGGGCTTAATCAGGCATTGCTTGATCTGATCGCGGGTGATGGGGTTGAACTCGGAGATCGCCGGGTCGTTCATGACCTGGGCCGCGTATCTCAGGGGATCTCGCCGCTGATAGTCTAGGAGCCGCTTTTCCGGCCAGACTTTGGGCGTGGTGGGCTTGCCCTCTTGGTCGCGGCCGGCGAGGAAGTAGACGTGCCACTTGCCTTCCGGGTCGAGCTTGATCGAGTCGGTATCGATTCCGGTGAGGCTTTTGACTCCTTCTTCCTTGAAGGCGACCCCAAAGTGGTCATCATCATCATACCGAGTCCCCACCCACACCACCAGACCGTCAGCCTGTACCACCGGGAAAAGACTCGTAACTTGAGAGTTGACTGTCTGAAGCCAGTTGGCATCGGAGATCATTCGCTCGTAAGAGATCGGATCGTCGTAGAAGATCGCGTCCGGATGCGCGCCCACGATCGAGGTTTCGACTGCGAAAGTCCCGAGGCTCGGATCCTTACGCGAAGTGTTCTTGCGCGCCGCATGGACCACCTCCTTGGCACTCCAGACCCTGGCCCCCTGCGCCCAGTTCCCGTATAGCTTCGGAAACATCGCGTAGGGATCTGAGCCGTCCCAGATCGACTTGATCGCTCCCACAATTTTGACCGATAGCTCGGATCGTTCGGATCCGGTGTAGGTGGAAAGCTCGGGATCTCTCAAGTGCAGCCACGACTGACCGGCCTCTGAGAGCAGGGTGGTCTTGCCGACCTCGCGGTGAACTACGACCGCCAGATGCTTCTGCTCTCCACGTTTATCTTTTCTGAGCCGCAGCCATTCATCAACGTGCTCCTGAAACCAGGTCGCCAGCGGCCGATGGACTTCGGGTTCGATCCAGAACTTGCCCTTGGGATTGGATTCGGCTCCGAAGGCCAGGGTGAAAAAGCTCCAGAAGTCCCTGCGGCATACCTCCGCCATCAGGGTCATTTCGTTTTCCGAATCCCAGGGATAGCTACCCGCTGGTCGGCGGAGCTTGCGCCCCGTCAGGCTGAGGTTCGGATTGAGATTGGGATTCGGCGCGTGACTTGGCCGCTTGGCTCGCAAGCTCATCGATTCCTTTCGGTACTTCGGGAGCGATTTTGGCGTTTTCCCGATCTGCGAACATTCGCTCTGCAGCAAGCCTCAGCCATTCCAGCTGGACCGCGATTCCGCGCCGGGTTGGATAGCCTTTTGGCACTCCGTGCTGTTTGGTTTCGGGGAATTCCTTCCGGAGCTTTTTTACCGAGGTGATGTTGCGCGCCTGCTCTTTGAGTTCCGGCGAGAGGTCTTCCACGCCGAGTTGGGGCGTGTCCTCGATGTTCAGGGGCTTGCCACGCTTGGGAAAGGCACGCCTGAAGGCCACCTGGCACAGGGCCTCTCCGGCCGGGAGCATGAGTCGAGAGATCCGCTGCACCATCTCATCTGGCGTCATCACCGGGGGCGCAGCGGCGCCAACCGTGCTGTCGGTCTTCAGCATTTTCAACGCCCGGAAGCGATCTGCTCCGGACTCTGGATCCTGAGCGATTTCATCGATCAATGCGTCGATTTCGTCCATGGTCATGCGGGGCTTCATGCGGTTCTCCAGGTCGAGATCAAAGCGCCCCAATCACGGTTGGTGATACCAATTTTCTCGGCCTTATAGGCCCCGGTCACACTGACTAGGCGATAACCTTCCGAGACTGCGACATTGGTAGTAGCAATGCCTCCGGTTGTGCCGTCACGCTGACCTTCGGTGAAACTATTCTGCCACGTTCCGCCCACATCTGCCGGATAGGGACCATTAGTGACTACCGTGCCCCACAGAAATTCACTGACCTGCTGGGTAGTTGCGGTGTTGCCAGAATTGGGATTGGTGCTGACTCCGCCGGCGTTGGTCTGACGGTCTTGAGCGCCGAGATTGGTGACTTCGATCACGGTCATGCACTTCTGGATCGCGGCACTCTGAAAATTGAAAGTGATGGTCTGAGTTCCGGCCGCCACGCCCAGCCCGGCCCATTGTTCCTGATTAAGATTCGCTGAGCCTTGGGTGGGACCGATCTGGCTCAGGGTGGTGGCTCCACAGGTCGCTGAGCTCACCAGCGCCCCCGTGGCGTCGTAACCGAGCGAGATCAGCACTGAGGACCCGGCCAGCGCGATGGTCACCGAAAGCGTGAAGGTGGTGGAACTGGTCTTGTTCTGAGCGGTGCCGCGTGCAGTTGCGATCGGGGTCCCGCCTCCACCACCATGACCGCCACTCATCAGCAGATCGGGCTCATTGCCGGCGGTGTAAACGCTCTTTCCATCGGCCGGTTTGCGGTAGTGACACCTGGGGCAAGAGCCGCGGAACATCGGCGCCCCGCAGTAGGAGCACGTCTGCGGCCAGCGGGTCACGATTCGACTCCGACCAAGCCGTTATCCGTCACCACGCCCCAATCGTGGGGTCCGGTTTCAGGATTGCCATCCATACACCAATAGTCGGTGCCTTCTGCCGGACGGCCGGAAACCACATCCTGACAGGCAAAACTGAGCGGGCTACCGCAGCGACAATTACTTTTCCAGGATGACTTCACGCAGCCTCTTCACCAGTGCGCGACGTTCCCCCACGCACCAGACCAAAAAACTCTGACAATCCTCCAGATAACGGTCCCGGTTGAACGCATGGCGGAGCTCGTGGTGCATGGCGAATTGCTCGTGGGTAGCATAGCTGATGCTGTTGGAACATTCCCCTAGAATTTCTAGCACCGAATCGGCGCAGTGGTGAAACTGGGACGGGGCAAAATACCAGCCCACGGTATCGATCCAGCGGCGCGAAACCCAGCCAAAGTTCAGGTATTCGCCACCATTATGGGCCGCTGCAATGATTGCGATGTGCTTGGGAAATTTCTGGATCTCTTCCATCAGGAATCGATCCCAGCCCGGGGTGAGAAATGCACAATCATCCGGCACCATACCGTAGGCTTTGAAGCCGTAGACGCGCACGATCGTATTGCATGAGGCAACCGGCCCATGGCGCGCTCCGATATGAACAATCAAGCGCTCGCCCGGATTTTCAAACGTCAACTCATTGGTCCCTGGCTTGGTTTCACGCGCGAGCGTGAATGGGACCGCAAGTCCAGATCGGTAGAGATCGCGCTGATCGCTGTCAACAAACGCAACCATCTTCGCGTCAGTCGAAGTCTTGAGCATGGTTGCGTAGATCTTCTGCAGCGATTCAGGTTCATCGCGGGTTGGACACATGACGCAAATGCTGGTCTCATCCTGATACATTGGCTTCCTTGGCATCGCCTATTGAAGTGGTGATGGCCTCATCAGTCTCACGGCGCAGATAAAGATCGTTGAATTCGATTCGTTGCACTCGGTCATACCTGGGTGTGAGCAATTCGTGATAGTTTGATGGGTCGGTCCACGATTCCAGAATCATCGCTTTGGGCTTCCAGCGTTCAAGATCAAACCCGTTGAGCACGTCGATTTCAGTGCCTTCGACATCTACGGATAAGAAGTCCAGTCGGGGGAAGCCCGACCAAGCAAGAATCGTATCGAGCGTCATGGTCGGGACACAAATTGATTTCATGGACGTGTCCGCAGGCCACTGATTCCAGTTGGAATTCCTGCGCAGTTGGCTGCTGGACATAGGAGCGGCGGTGTTAATCTCCATGGGGTGAGAAATCCGATTGGTATCATCGACCGCAACAATCAACCAATGCGAGCGGGTCTGTTGAAGACGGCTGGCGTACTCCGGGTTGGCCTCTACGCACAATACCGTCCAACCCGCGAGTTCCAGATCGATTGTATTAGATAACTCACGACCGTCCGCGGCTCCGACATCAATGGCATAGCCCTTAAAATCCTGCGGGAATTGCTCAAATACCCAGCGCTGTTCCAGATTGATTTGTGGTGGTGGAGGGGTGATACTCACAACTGAACCTCTCTGGGAACGAAGAAGTCGTTCACGACGTGACGGTGAACTCGCTTATAGGCCCGATTCTCCATCCATGCGATTACCGGAGATTGATCGTCCCAGCTTTCGACAATGACGACCTTGGGTTTCCAGCGTGACATCGTGAATCCGTTCAAGACATCCAGTTCAGTGCCTTCGGTATCGATTGAGAGAAAGTCGAGTTGCGTGAAAGCTACTTCGTCCAAGATCGAATCCAGCGTTCTGACCGGCACCGTCACGGTTTTCCAGATCGCGCCTTCGGCCGGATGCCAGACCGGATGGTTCTTGGTGGGATTCAGGCTCGAATAGCAGGGCGGATCGGCCTCGTTGATATGGAATTCCGCCTCGCCGCTGGCGCTTCCGCAGGCGTACATGCGGTAGAGCGGGCGACACAGCTTCAGGCCCGGCTCGAGATCCGGATTGGGCTCGATCGCCAGGGTAGTCCAGCCGGCTTGCTGGAGCGCTAAAGTCGTCGAGCCTGCCTGCCCATTATAGGCCCCGACTTCGACCGCGTAACCCACGAAGTCGCGTGGGAAGACTTTCGTGACCCACGCATCTTCCCGAGTCGGATCTATTTCACCATCAGCGAAACCCATCAATCAGCCGCCTTTCTCACGAACAGATCGTTCACATTCCGCCGCTCGACCCGTTGGTAGCCCCGATCGGCGAGGTAGGGCACCACCGGCCCCTGCTCGAGCCAGTTTTCGCATACGATCACTTTGGGATGCCAGCGGGAAAACGTCAGGCCCTTCAGCACATCCAGCTCGGTGCCCTCAACATCGATCGAGAGCGCATCGAGGCGCGGGAAGCCGACTTCTTCCAGCAGGGTATCGAGTTTGCGGAGCGGCACCGAGACCTTCTCCCAATCTGCGTCGGGACCGGGGTGCCAGACGGGGTGGGTGAAGTTGCGATCGAGCGTGGAGTAGCCGCCCATGTCGGTCAGATGGACGTAGAAATCCACTGCGTCCAGGTCTTCCTTGCCACAGGCGCACATGCGGTAGAGCGATCGCCAGGCTATAAGCCCGGGCTCGAAACGCCGATTGGCTTCCACCGCCAGCACTTTCCATCCGGCGTGCTCCAATGCCAGCGTATTAGATCCCTGCATTCCATCGGAGGCTCCAACCTCGACTGCGTAGCCGACGAAATCGCGCTTGAAGTGCGACGTGATCCACGCATCTTCTCCGAGAAAGGCAAATCCCATTACTCGATTCCCGCGCGATTTCGTCGGTAGCAATAGTCTCGATCGATCTTCTCTGAAAATACATAACCGAATGGTGCGAGATAGTCCGAAATTGGACTGGGGTCTCCCAAATGCTCTGCGATGATGCAGCGCGGCGCCCAACGCCCGATGTTGGCGCCCTTGAGAACATCCAATTCGGTTCCTTCAACATCCACGGAAAGCAGGTCCAGCCGCGGGAACCCGGCCTCGCTCAGCAATCGATCCACGGTTCTGGTCACCGTCTCCTGAATCCTTATTCCTGGCTGAGCACCGAGGATG